GGCCCTAAAGAATTGGCCAGCGTCAAGCTGCGAATTTCTGAGAACCAGCAAAAGCTCAATAGCCTGTTCCAGTCCTTTGCACCCGAAGCACGCAAACCTATTGAAGAAGCATTCATGGCTGCGCAAGCGGATCGCCAAGCTTTCTTCGAGAACATGCTGAAACAGAAGTCCGATCTGACTGCGGCGGAAATTGCAGCAGTGTCCGAGCGCCTCGGACCACAGGACATCAGCAACCTCAACAACGAGTTGCGTGGGGTGTTGATGGCCAACATGGAAATGAGCGCTGGTCAACGCCGTGGCATTTTGCGTAGGATGGGCATGACTGAAGGTATGACCGAGGAAGGCTTACCGCTGGCCACGCGCCAAGATGGTAAATCCTTGTTTGACGCTCAAGACATGGAAAATGCTGCGACAAAGCTGATTGAAAAATACAAGCCTGAGCGTCCCTCTTTAAGCGTTCAGATTCCTGAGCCTATTCGCTTGTTGGAGCGTTTCGTTAAGTCTCAGCAAGTTGCTCGCGAAAAGATGGAAAACGACATGCTGGGTCAGTTGACCAAGCAAGCCATTGATGAGCAATTTAAGCTGATTGGATATCGACCCGGTGGGGAAGATGAAAAAGCATATGTAGATGCCATCCTAAGCGTAGTCCGTGGAGAGAAGACCAAGGCAGGAAAGCGCAAAGCTACGCTTGCTGAACTGGCTCCTGCTGCCAACGAGCAGGGGATTGTCCGGTTCCCAACTGCTATCCCCGGTCGCAAGATTGAAATTAATCCGGAAAAGATCAGGGCCGATGCCAAGCAGATTGCTGAAGCCAACACCCAAGTGGACATCAACGTCCCCGAGGCGCTGGATTACTTGGCTGCTGCACAGCGTTTCCGCAACGATTCGCTCACCCGCTACAACACCGCCCTACAACGTGGTCGCACCCGTTTGACAGACGCTCAGCGTTATTTGGACACCGGAGACTCGGTGTACAACGACATTGAGAACTTGGTCAAGGAAAACGTACCAAAGATCAGCAGGAACTACGATGAGTTGAACACCGTCCTGAACGACTACAGGGATGTGTACCAACGCAATCTGCCACTGCTTACCACACAGAAAACCAAAGGTGGCTTGGAGTTCTCACTGCCCAACGAGGCACTGCTGCAAAAGGCTTTCCAAAACGCCGACAACCTCAAGCAGCTTCAGTTGACATTGCAGAACACTCCTCAGGCTGAGAGCCTGTTGATGCGTGGCACGGTGGACTGGTTGCGCACCAAAGGTGCCGTGAACAAAGACGGCTTGGTTGATCCCAAACAAATCCGTTCCATCTTGGACAAGAACCAGAACATTGTCAACGCCTTGCCCGGTGATGTCCGTGCAAAGATTCAGGACGAAGTTGCTTTGGCCGATGCCTACGTTGCCCGCTTGGGTGAGTTGGATCAGCGCATGGTGACTGCAAAGAATGCAGAGCTGGACACCCTGTTGTCCAAAGCTGCCCGCACCGATGCCGATCCCCGCCAAACCCTAACCAAGGCATTGACTGACCCCGCAATGATGCGCACGTTGGTCAACGGCATGGGCAAAGACCCAGAGATGCTGGCTGCCTTGCGCCGTTCCGTGTGGGATGTAGCAACAGAAGGAGCCCAGTCTGGCGGTGCGTTGAAGGGCTTCCTCGATACCAATCAGAAGTCATTGAAAGTGCTGTATGGCGACACCCAGCATTTGAAGGACTTGAATACGTTGGCTGACCTGCAACGCAGGGTCAATGCATTTGCTGACGTGACTGGCCAGATTCCTTTATTTGAGTCAATTGACCAGAACCTAAAGCGCGTGATGGGTTTCGGGGTGCAATTTATGACCACCACGGCCCGCGAAGCAATGGTCGGTCGTATCAGCCCTGAGTCAGGTGCTTTGGCCTTGTTGCTGCGCATGACAGCCAGTGCCGAGAACCAGTTGTATCAGCGCATCTTCACCAAGGCTTTGGAAGACCCCGCCTTTGCCCAAGCAATCACCCACGTGGGAACGCCTGCCCAAGGTGCTAAGGCGGCGGCTCAGTTAGAAGGTATCGGGGCGAACATGTCCCAAATCTTCAACGAGCCCCTCAGGACCACTGCCCCCGGTATTGCTCAACGCATCATCCGTCAGGAATTGCCGCAGGAGCAGTTGCAGGGTCGTCAGGCAGAAATTGGAGACATGAAAAGTTTGCCGGTTGTTTCACGTGAAACATCTGCCAAGCAGATGCTCAAGGCTTTCCCGCCAGCGCCCGCGACCCGTGGCTACGACTTCAATCCACGTGTGCCCACCACACCACCAGCAAAGACAGGCGGCATGGGGCAGGTGCAATTGATGTATCCGTCCATGTTCCCCAATGACCCAATCAGTGGTTTGTTGCAACAACGCCAAGCAATGGTTCAGGGCGGGCAGCAGCCCGTTCCCGGACAATAGGAGTAAGACATGCAGATGATTGGACAACTGGTCGCCACAATGTTCCTGAGCCGCGAAATGGCACACAGGGCGCATTTGGCTGTGACAGGGCCCGGAAGTTTCTCAAAGCATTCTGCTTTGGGGGAGTTCTACCCTGCAATCATTGAGATTGCCGACAGCATTACCGAGGCGTATCAAGGCCGTCACTCCATCATCGAGATCCCGTATCTGGAAGCGCCTGAGGACTACGACGACATCATCAAGATTTTGGAAAAGCATTTGGAAGACGTTGAAGGTCTTCGATACGCTGCCGTGGACAAGAAAGATACACCGATCCAAAACCTGATCGATGAAGCTGTAGGCACCTACCTGAGTGCCCTGTACAAACTCAAAAATCTTAAGTAGTACGCGCATGTGGACCCAATCAGCATTCTCTTTGCAGCCAATGCTTGTGTCGCCGCCATCAAGGAAGGTTGTGAGTTGTACAAGCAGGCCAAGACTTCTTTCATGGAGGTTAAAGCCACTGTGGACGAAGTTGTTGGAATTGGCAAGGAAGTCCAAGGATTCTGGGCAAAGCTCTTCGGCACAAAGCCCGCCGCCCAAGCCAAGCCTGTGGCGAAAAAGAAGGAAGCCTACGTTGCCGTTGACGAAACCCAAGTCATGGCAGATATCGTTACCCAGCTTACCCAGTTTTTCAAGTTACAAGAACAGCTTGCAGCGCACATAAGGGAAGAGGAAGAGAAGAGCAGATCAGTCTACGACCCCGATGCCAACCTGATGGAAGCTGCCCTGAAGCGGGTAATGGCTCAAGACCAGATGGCAGCGTTGGAAGTGACAATCAGGGAAACTATGGTCTACCAGTCTCCTCCTGAAATGGGGGCAATGTATTCCAAGGTTTTTGATATGCGAGATGTAATCAAGGCAGAGCAAGACAAAGCAAGGAAGAAACGGGATGAAGACTCATGGCAACGCAAGGAAAGGGAACGCCTTACAAGCGAAAAGCAAGCGTACCTGCTAGTGACTTTTCTTTTCCTCCTGTATATGTGGCTCCTCCTGAGCCTCTTAAGCAAGACTGGGAAAGCGTAATGGGGTGGATTGCTGCTTGTTTACTTGTCGTTTTGTTGTTGCCATTTTTGGGTATGCTGTATATAGATGTGCTGCAAACCAAGCAAGAGGCCAAGCAGCAAATTGAGAAGATGGAAAAGCTAAGGCGTGAAGTTGAACAACAAAAGCGGGAGAAGAATAAATGAACATTTATGAAATCTGGATACTGTCCGTCATGTTGGTCTTGCTAACTGGCTGTGAAGACCGCTACCGCTACCCATGCCAAGACCCCAAGAACTGGGAAAATACTGAATGCAAGCCGCCAATCTGTACCGCCGCTGGCACTTGCCCTGAAATGCTTGTCAAACCAGAGGAGAAAAAGTAATGCCTACCATTGGATATAAACCCAACAGCCGCCTAAGTTCTGACGAGATTGAAGTCAGGGTTTGGGCATTTGTCATTGTGGTCTTGGTGACCATTCTGCTGGCCTCTATGGGCATGTTTCTGTACTCAGTTTCGTTTGTCACACAGCCTATGAATGGCAGCATGGCGGCAATTGACAGGGTGTACACCCAACAGATCAGTACCATCATGGTCTTCATTACTGGTGTGCTTGGCGGCGTAGCTGGACGCTCTGGTGTCAAGGCAATTGCCAACGCAAGCGCCAAGGCTGAGGCCACTGATAACGATGAGCCACCAAAGCCATGAGCCTGTTCAATCCATACGTTCTGCTTGGCATCGTCTTAACGGTGCTGGGTAGTTTTGGCGCTGGATATTACAGCGGCGAGCAGAATGAATACGAGCGTCAGCAGCTTGAGATTGCCCGTTTAAATGAACAGGCACGGGAGACAGAACAGCGTATGGGCGAGGTTGCCCAGACATATGCACAGACTCTAAGGAAAGCCAACAATGTTGCAAAAGCTAAAGAAACTAAGCTGCGTACTGATATTGCCTCTGGTGAGCGCAAGCTGTTCATCCCTGTCAAAACCTCCTGCCCCGTATCAGCCGCCGCAGATTCCACCTCTGTCGCCGGAGATAGCCGAGAAACAAGAACCGAACTTGACAGATCGGTTGCTGAAGCTCTTATCGCAATCACAGCCGACGGAGACCAAGCCATCCGCAAGCTCAACGCCTGCATCGATCAATACGAAAAAATGAGGAGCTTTAAATGACCCAATTGACAACCAACTTTTCTCTGCACGAACTGACCAAATCAGAGACTGCCCTGCGCATGGGCTTTGACAACACCCCCGGCGAAGCTGAAATTGAAGCTTTGCGCCTGCTATGCGAGAAGGTCCTCCAACCTGTGCGCGACCACTTTGGCAAAGGTGTCAAGTGTAATTCTGGGTTCCGCAGTGCGGAAAGTAATGCGGCAGTCGGAGGATCTCGTACCTCAGACCACGTCAAGGGCCAAGCAGCAGACATCGAGATTCCCGGCGTAGCAAACGCTGACTTAGCTCAGTGGATCATGGACAATTTGGAATACACCCAACTCATTTTGGAGTTCTATACCCCGGGTATACCCGACTCTGGCTGGGTGCACGTAAGCTATGATCCCAACAACTTGAAGAAGCAAGAATTGACTGCGACCAAGGTTGCAGGTAAAACACAGTATCTTCCCGGATTGGTGGCATGACATGAAAACAAAACCCGTTTGGAACAAACCACGGCCCAAGGGCCTCGGACCATCAAAACCGCTGACCTCAGCCAAAAAAGCCAAGGCCAAGGCGGCAGCCAAGAAAGCTGGCCGCCCCTACCCCAATTTGGTTGACAACATGAGAGCAGCCAAGAGTTAGCAGTTGCCGTCCTCTCCATCGGCATCCTTAGGCCCCGGCAGCAATGCTGGGGCCATTTTTTCAAACTGCTCTACCCGTTGCCACCATTTGTCTTTGTAACCGTCAAATTCCCGGCCACAGGTCACAAATTCCTGCACTTCCCCATCCTGCGCCACCATCATGATCACACCGTGGTCAATCTCGGTTTTGTGCAAATGGTTGTGCGCACAGGCGTACGCTGCCAGTTGGATGAAGTAATCATCAATCCACTTGCGGGGCTTCATCCGATTGGTTTGCTTGAAGTCAATGATTGAGGGATTCCCTTTGTAGACACCCACGCAGTCGGTTGTGCCTGCATACCGGAACGGGTAATACAACTGTGCCTCTGTCCCCCATACTTCGTTGACGTGGGGGAAAAATGTCTCGATGAGCTTGTAGCCCATGCGGTAGCCCTTGACTTGCAGCCATGTCCGGGGTGCGGGTAAATCCCTATTCAACAGGAGTCGCTCGACCACGTTGTGCATGTGGGTGCCGACCGTGGCAGCCTCATTTTTGATCTGCTCTGCCTGCTCCCAACCAACCCTCTCGGCCCACGAATCAAGGTGGGTTCGGTCCTTTGTATCCGACAGGATACGGGTGACGCTGGGCATCTCATGTTCATTTCCGTCGATTTTGTATACACGTCCCGCTGACGTGTCTACTCTTTCGAGTTTTGTATATACATACTTGCGGCGAATGGGAATGAGCTGCATTAAATAATCCAATCTTTGAAGTTCTCGCCCAGCACCTGCGAGGCAATGTTGATTTTGTTCCGAAGCGCCTTGACGATGTGCTCGTCGACGGTGTCTTTGGCGATCAGGTCGACGTAGGTTACCTTTTCAGTCTGGCCAATCCGGTGAGCCCGGTCCTCTGACTGCAAGCGGACTTCCAAGTCAAAGCTGTTGCTGTAGTAGATGACTGTATTGGCCGCTGTGAGCGTCAAACCATAGCCACCGGTGCGTGGGTTGCCCACAAAGAATCTAAGCTCTGCATTGGCGTTTTGGAAGTCCTCCACGGCCTTTTCCCGCTCCTCATCCTCGGTGTCGCCGTAGTAGGTGGCCACAGAGGTCATGCCGTACTCCTTTTGCAGCGCCAGCTTGATGTTCTCGATGTCCCGGCGGTAGTTGGCCCAGATGATTGCCTTGCCATTGGTCTCCTCCAACACAGCCATGAGTTCACCAATACGGTTGCTGGGGATGTCAATCTGTTGGCCATCATCGAGCTTGACGTGCCCGCAGCAGATCTGATGCAGTCGCATGAGCTGGGTCAAAGCATTGTTGGTGCTCATCAAGTTGCCATCAACGAGCGCCAAGGCCATGAGCTTCATCTGGTCATAGTATTTCTTCTGCTCTGCTGTCAGCTCGACATCGCGGCGGGTGTAGACCTTGTCCGGCAAGTCCAAGCATTCCTCCTTGGTCACACGGAAGGAAAAACCATTGAGCTTTTCCTGCAACTCATCCAATCTGCGGTAGCCAACAATCTGCTTGAATGTGTGCGTGGGCAGTTTGCGTTCGACAAGGATCGCGTACCGGGCTTGGAAGGCGTAAAAGCTGGCGCTGTTCAGGCAATCTGGTCCTAAAAACTCGCACTGGCTGTACAGGTCCAAGGGGGACTTGGTGACGGGGGAGCCTGTTGCAATCCTCCTGTACCGCGCCTCGCGGGCCACCTTGATGATGCTCTTGGTGCGCTTGGCATTCGGTGTCTTGATCGTGGTGCTCTCGTCGACAGCCATGAAGGCAGAGGTGACACGCAAGAAGGTGCGGGCGTAAGCTGTGCCTTTCTCAGTGCTGAACGCCTCAATATTCATGATCAGGATACGCAGTTTGTCGAGGGAATTGATCATCTCTTCCATCTCAAGCTTTTCCGCCTTGCGAGGGGAAGGTGTCCAGCATGCCATCTTGTAGGGCACATGGTCAGGCATGTGCTTGGGCAGCTCGGACTTGTACCAATTGCGGTATACCCCCTTGGGTGCCACAATGAGCATTGCATTGATCTTGCCCTTGTCGTAGAGCATGGCGGCATTGTTGATGAGCATAAAGCTCTTGCCCGTGCCCATTTCTGCAAACAAAGCTGCCTGCGGATGCTCCCAAAAGCGCTCCAAATACGCCGCTTGATGCACAAATGGCTTGTTCTTGAACGGATACCGTTCCAAAAAATAATTCATGACTTTCTGCCTTTCTTTGATAAAGGGTATTGACAACCCGAAAAGATAGTGTACACTAAAAGCACGTTTCAAGAAAGGAGAGCGTAAACGTGGCAAAAGTTTTTATCGTACAAGAGATGCCCAACCATGATATTGCTGCTGCAATGAAGTTCGGGGAGATGTCGGTTTTACTACCGTCAAACACCCAGATCGCATTCAGCACAGTTCCAACGGTTCGGACCCTGCGACGCAAGTTGCGGGAATACAAGGATGGGGACTACCTGTTGTTGACGGGTGACCCTGTAGCTATCGGCTTGGCCTGCTCGATAGCTGCTTTCTATAACTCTGGCCGCTACACAGCCTTGAAGTGGGACCGCCGCGAAAGACTGTACATCCCTGTTAAAATTGACATCACTGAGAATGGAGAAAGAGATGAGTAATATCAACGATATGTTTGAGCAAGACGCTGGTGCATTGGTCGTCAAGAATGAGGACCTGCAATCAGTTGGTGAGTTGGCCAAGCGTGCCAAGCAACTTGAAAAAGAGATTGAAGAGTTAGAGGACACCGTCAAGGAACGCAAGGAACAGCAACGTAAGTTGTTGGAAGAAAGCATTCCGGGCCGTCTGTCAGAGCTCGGCATGAAATCATTCAAGATGTCTGACGGCAGCCAAATTGACATCAAGGCGTTTTACAACGCCAGCATCAAAGAAGAGAACCGTGCCAGTGCTTACGAGTGGCTGCGCAATAACGGTTTCGATGACATCATCAAGAACACGGTGTCTGTGCGCTTTGGTCGAGGTGAAGACCAATTGTGCGAGACCCTACTGAACCAATTGCGTGAGGACAACTACCCAGTTGAACAAGCGCAAAAGGTCGAACCCCAGACCTTGAAAGCTTGGGTTCGCGAGCAGGTGGAACGCGGAAGCGAGTTCCCCACAGAGCTGTTTGGCGTATACATCGGCCAAAGAGCAACCATCAAATCAGCATGAAAAAGGAAAATTGAAAATGGCTAAAAACGAAGTAGCAGTGAAGAAAGAAGGCGCATTGGTCTTGGCAAACGATTTTGAGCAAGACAGTGGTGGTTTTGACGGCATGGGTCAGGAAGACTTTGCGCTTCCATTCCTGCGCCTACTTACCAACACTTCCCCTGAGGTAGGCGAGGTCGATGGCGCTATGCCCGGCATGGTCTACAACTCGGTGACTGGTGAGCTGTATGACGGCAAAAAAGGTCTGACAGTGATTCCCTGCGCATATGTACGTCAGTACATTGAGTGGGCACCACGCGGCAGTGGTAGCGGCGCACCTATCGCCATTTACCCGGCCACGTCTGATATTTTGAGCCGCACGCACCGCGAACCGGGCGACAACAAAGACTACCTCGATAACGGCAACTACATCGAGAACACGGCCAATCATTACGTGATGATCATCAACGATCAAGGCTTCCCTGAAGCGGCATTGATCACCATGAAGTCCACGCAACTCAAGAAGTCGCGCAAGTGGAACAGCATGATGATGTCTACCAAGATGATGGGTGCAAACGGTCCTTTCACTCCTCCTATGTACTCACACCTGTATCGTCTGACCACACAAGCTGAGTCAAACGATAAGGGCAAGTGGTTTGGATGGGAGATCGAGCGCATCGGCCCGATTGAAGACAAGAGCGTGTACCAAGCTGCAAAGGCATTCGCTGCTCAAGTGAGTGCTGGCGAGGTCAAGGTCAAGCATACCGACGAGGAAGTCGGTACAGCAGGACCCGCACCGTTCTGATTTGAGGGGGCGTGATGCCCCCTCTTTCTTCTATAGAGATGCCAATGGAACAACTACAAAGATTTCAGGACATATTCAGGGGACTGGATATTGCCTACGGGACATACGTAATCAAAGCGGAAAGAGGCGATGGTAAGCAAGCAGGAAAAGCCACGGTTGTGCGAAAGCCACCTACAGATGACCTATGGCAAAAACACCTTGAAGGCGTTGACCCGAGTTTGGGAATTATTCCAATCAGGGCGGATAACACCTGCATCTGGGGATGTATTGACATTGACCAGTATCCTCTGGACCACAAAGGCCTAGTTGAAAAAATTGCGCAGTTGAAACTGCCACTTGTTGTTTGTCGCAGTAAATCTGGAGGCGCACATGTTTTTCTCTTTACAAAGGAACCGGCCCCAGCCCGGGATTTTCAGCAGTACCTTAAGGACGCGGCAGCACTACTCGGGGAAGCTGGCCGAGAAATATTTCCTAAGCAGGCCGAAATCTTGGTTGATCGAGGAGACACCGGAAACTTCCTCAACCTACCCTACTTCGGCGGTGACGCGGGAACAAGGTATGCATTCAATGTCGACGGTACGGCAGCCACGTTGGAAGAGTTCTTTGTTTTATACGAGGCGAACGTCCAAGAGTTACCGCTCAATTTTCCTGAGCCGCCTAAGCAAGCGGAGAGTCCCATCAAAGATGGCCCTCCTTGTTTACAAGCTCTATGCGCACAGGGCTTCCCAGAGGGGACGCGCAATAATGGACTATTCAACATTGGCATCTATCTTAAAAGGGCCGCCCCCGGGTCTTGGGAGGACAAGCTTGTGGAGTACAACATCAAGCACGTGGCTCCCCCACTACCCAACAACGAACTTCAAGTCCTTGTCAAACAAGTCGGCAAAAAAGACTATCAGTACAAGTGTAAGGATGCGCCCCTCAATAGCTTCTGCAATTCGGGCCTATGTCGATCGCGCAAATATGGCATCGG